CGCTACGATGGATTCCGTCAGAAAAGGTCTGAAGGCGAAGTTCGAGAATGCAGGCATGAAGCTCAATAGCTTCTTTGCCAAGTCCGCCCTTTCAAAACTCGAAATTCCAAGTGAAAATGTCGATTTGAAATCTCTTATTGAGAAAGCAGAGAGATTGTACAATGCAGACATCAAGGAAGCTGGCATTGAAATCGGCAAACCACATGCAGGTGGAAGCGGAAGCAGAAAGGAAGAAAAAGAAGATTGGAGCGACGTGGAGGGCATTGTCGGACGGAACAACCCGAAGACCGAGTAACAGGTATTCAGTTTAACAATTAACATCAATCGAAATGACAGAACTTGATTTTTATCAGCAGAGGATTCTCAATGCGGGAGTTTTCCAAGGTACTGTACTGATTCAGGCTCATGGCGAGATTGGCGGCAGTCGTAACGTATTCGTTAAGTTGCAGTCAAGTGCCAAGAACGGGTTGGTTTATCCAACAGTCGGTGGAGTTCTCGTAAATCCTTTCAAGGGCAATGCGAAGATTTTCGCAGGCGACCTTCTGGAGTACAATCCGGGCATCGAGGGAGATACCGGAGCGACGGTCAAGATCATGAAGACCTACGAGGTGGCCAAGGCTGCTTCGACAACCGAAGTTCTCATCAAACGTGACGGATTCCGTCATGTCCCATTCGTCGGCGACATCCTCATGGTTGCGCCCAATGCTCTGACGGGCACCGGTACAGGCGTGACGGTCACCGCAGTGGAGAAAACGACCGACAACACCGCAGGTGATGTTTGGAAATTGACCGTCAGTGCAGCCGTTACCGCAGCTGTTGGGGCAGTCCTCGTGGAAGCAGACAAGGCTGGCGCAGGTGCTAAAGCCATTGTCACTAATCCTAACTGCTATGCACCTTCTGACTTTGATTTCGTGTACAACCCCGCTGCGACAAACAACGATTTTGAGGGCGCACGCTATCTGTTCACCCCGTGTCTTGCTAATGACAGTACGGTGCTTTACAAAGCAAAGATGTCTCCGATGCCCGCGAGTGTTCTTGCAATGAACACGAGCAAGGTCGCAGGTTGGTTCTCACTCTAATGTTTCACACTTAAAGGTATAACGAAATGGCAAAATACAATTTTGAAGATTCAAGATACGCTAAGTTCTTTGCAAGCCCGGAGAATACTCGCTTTCTGCAATCGTTCCTTGACAGCAAAGCCTTGTTCTACACCAATTATGGCTGGTACAAGACGCAAGGACGCAAGGCGGCGGCAGAAACCCCGAGCAATGCGGACGGAACGGCGGTGTTCTCCGTCAAGGCCCGCAAGCTGCAGGCGCCGCACCTCATGGACCTGCGCGCTCCGCTCGGAGACAGCAACCAGGGAGACGCTTCGACCGAGAAGTTCTACACCGCGCCCATCCCTGACTTCATTGCCGAGGGTATTGTGGAAACCGCAACCGAGCGTAACTACAAGGTGAAGATGTTTGAACAGTTCGGTAATGACGCAGACATCGTTGCTACTTACGTCGGCAAGTTGCAGGACAAGTTCAACGCCGTTGATGCGACCATGAACTTCATGACTGCACAGTTGATGACCTCCGCGAAGATTGACTACACGGGCATCGGTCGTGGTATTCAACTTCCTCTGCATAAAGCAGAAGTCCCTGCCGAAAACTTCTTAAAGGCAGGTGCAAAGGCATGGGCAGATGCTGACTGCAAGTTGCTCACGCAGATGCGAGTGCTGGAAGACAAGGTGCGCCATCAGATGGGCGACTACGCCGGTCCGATGGTATGGCAGATGACCCGCAACGACTTCTACAACATCTTCCTGAAGAACGAGGAAGTCCGCAAATTCGTTTCCGACTACCGCAAGTTGAACTACCTTGCTTCAACACAGGAAATCCCCGTTGTTGCATCCGAGTGGAATAAGGCGGTTGTTGATTTGGAGGGTGTTTCTCCTATCGAACTCGTCGTTGAACAGGAGAACAACAAGACCCACTCCAAGGAGGAGGTCGTCAAGGGCTGGAAGGACGGCACGGTCGTTCTCCGTCCGGCGGGCGACGCTGTGGAGTTCGAGCACAAGGCGATTCTCGACGAGCAGATGATCAGGCAGTTCGGTGCTAACGCTATCACGACTGTATTTGGCCGTGGCAATGACGGCTTGTCTCTTGTTGTCAATTCAACAATGGATAATGGTCGCTTCAAGGAATGGCACACGGACGTGATGCTTTCGGCATGTCCTGCTCTGATTGAGTTCCTGAACCACTACATCATCGACATCACCCACGCAGGATAACGGTCGAATCGACCCTGTATGGAATCAGTATTAGAAGTATATATGGATTACACGGTAGAGGATTACATTCTCGCAAAAGTAAAGTTTGAAGTGCCGGCAGACGCGCTCTGTCCCATCTTCATCGACCGGGAGATTGATGCGAAGTCTCCGGTAACGGACTGCGGCAGGGACAAGGTGCGCCTTGCGTATGCCGACTTGCTGAAGTGGATGGTCCTCGGCCCGAGCAAATTCAACAATACTTCTGATACTGATAATGGATGGACGCACTCGTCCGGCGGTTATCAGCTCACAAGCGATGACATCAAGGAGTTGAAAAACGAAGCCAATGCCATTTATGCGGAGCTGGAACCGTCTTCTGTGTTCGGAAGAAAGACATCGTTCAGAATGATAAGCGGAGGAATCAAACGTGCCAATGTCGATCTGGTCGGGAATCCCCTCCCGCACGTCATTCGCTAACCAGACACGGTATGAGAAAGGAAGCAGTAAGAAATCCCCGTTACCCTCACATGATTAAGATTGTGCGCATTTCGGAAAAGAATGTGCCTGTTGAAAACGCTGGTGAGATTGACGATGAAGACCCGTTTGCAACGGGTACTGCTTCTGATCCCAAGACGAAGACGGGAAAGGAGGAGGTTACACTCTATGACGGCAGGGGACGCTCGTTCACGGACACGACCACCAACGGCATGGGAAAGGTCGACATCAACAAGAGGAAGGCCTCGATTCCGGTTCGGTATGACGGATGGGGAGCCGGCAGACAGCCCCTTGACGGCGACACCATATATGCCACTGTCGGCAACAACACCGAGGTGGGGCGTGTCCGTGACAGCGAGCCTGACAACGACAGGACAATTGTTTACTGGGAGCTTGTAAGGGTTTAGCGACATGGAGAGTTTGGCAGAGCAATTCGAGAAAAGAATCTTCAAACCGTTCAACGCATACGCAGTTGAAAAGGCAAAGCAGGTTGTTGATGCGATCGCTTCAGAAGCGGTAGATGTCGCCATCGAGAAACACAATCCGCTTAGTGAAGAAGATTTCTACGATGTCACGGGCAACCTGTTTACCTCCATAAGTGCAGCCGCTTACTATAAAGGTGTTCCATTCGCATTATACTCTGTTGGAGATACAGAAGAAGATCCATTATGTAAAACTCTTACAGAAGGGATGAAGAAGTACAGACCTTTTTATGCGGATTTGACTAATGGAGGAGTGGGAGAAGGACCTTTCAAGGCGACAGTCGGAAATAAACGTGTTTATGGTCCTGCGGAATCAAAGAAAGCCCTGACAGATATGTTTAGCGGCATCCCTAAGACCCATACATGGGCGGTGAGAGTGATTGCAGCCGTTCCTTACGCTTTCAAGGCGCATAATCTAATGGTCGCAGTCAAGGACGAAGTGAAGAAACGTGCATCATCGAAGAAGATATGGTGAGTTTGAAGACATTATACTACGGAATAGCGAAAGCTGTCAATGGTATCTGCGAAAAAGGGTACTATCAGGAAAGACCTGCGTCTGTAAAGGACAGGCCGGACAGCTACGTCGTGGTAAGCCTTCCATCCTCCATCTACAACAACGAAATGGACGCGCGGGGCGGCTACAACGACTTCTCCACTTCCGTCGTTCTGGAAGTCTACGTGAGAGACCTCGCTTCTGCGAGCAACCCCAACTGCATGGACATAAAGACGATGGACGAGAAGGTGAACTCCGTACTGGCTCTTTTCCCCATCAGCACAGAGGATTTCAAGGTGACGGATCCGACGATAACCCTCCAGACGAGTGACAGGTCGGGATTCCACGTGACTTTCATACAGGGACGGTTGAGAACGAAGTAATTTAAGTTTCACAATAAAACAGAACAGCAACCATGGCAATGAAGAAGAAGACAGAGCTGAAGGACGTTTTTTCAAGTCCCGGCTCGCTGATGTTTCAGAAGGGAATCATAGACCTCGCCAACGTGGCGGAGGTGACCATTTCCCCGGAGCTCGAGCTTCCCGTGAAGGTCGATTCGCTGAAAGTCGAGCAGGGTGACCCTTCCATCACCCACTACAAGATCATCGGAATGGAAGGCGACTGGGTATCGTCGGCGGAAATCGGAGACTTCGAGATCTCCCTGACCGTTCCGACGAAGAACCCGGATGTCCTGAAATGGGCGCACGGAGAAGACGCCGTCAAGGACGGAGTGAAGATCGCCCTCGGTACCACGAAGTACGAGGGGCATTCCCTTGTGCTGAAGAAGCACAAGGTCTACGGGACGTTCTTCATCGAGGACGACACGCAGGAGAACATCATGATCCTTTCCGGTGTCGCTCTGTGGGCGAAGCCCCTGCTGGACGACGGTAAGGTGTATGCGATCGGGCTTACCGGGACCATCGAGGTCGGAGACAAGCCTTCCATCGCATGGATCAAGAAGAAGGCGTAGCGGCTTTCCCGCAACCGTTTTTTCATTACAGCAACGCAGGGGCGGCCGGCTTTTCGGAAAAGAGCCGCCGCCCCTTTCCAATTAAGACAGCATGGAGACAAAGAGGATAGAACAGCCGGGGACGGATCTTCAGGAGGTCCTTGACGACATTCTGAACGAGACCCCTACGGAATACACCTTCAGGGGCAGGAGGCACAGGCTCGGGTGGCTGCACAAGGGCACGACGAGGAAATTCACCCACATAGAGCTGAAGGAGAAGGACGAATGGAAGAAACGCGTCAAGCAGTGCGCCGTCGTGCAGCTCAACAACGTGTGGAAGATACGCCTTTTCTACTGGATTCTGTGGAGGTATTACTTCTACGTCCTCGACCTTGACGTGTGGGAGGTGCTCGGCGTGTTCAACGCCGCTAAAAAAAAAATACAATCAGCAGCGTTTCAGCTCACTACCATATTGGCGACCGCAATGACGGACGCGATGATGACGATGACGAAAGCGGAAGCAGAGCGTACCCGAGCAGGACGAGCTGGGGAGGAGCGTTCAGCTTAGCGGAGAAATTCAGCTTTCTCTTCGAGCGTCGCTTCGGCATCCGCGCCTATGATTACTGGTGGGGGTACACGGCCGCGCAGATCGACCTCATGGCGATCGACCAGCCCGTGATCGTGTACCAGAAGGACAAGAAAGGCAGGCACGCGAGCAAGGCGGAGATGGACGAGATCACGGAGGCGTGGGAGAAGAAGCACAGGCAGTCGAGGGCCGGCAGGAGGATCTCGCTCAATGAATATTTCAACAACGGTGTTACGGACGAAGACAAAGAATAAAGAGACATGGCAGACGGGAATTTAGGAGATTTGTGGTTCAGTCTCGGGATAAGGGACAATGTTTCCAAGCAGCTCAACGGAACGCTGAAGGAAGTCCAGCGTCTTGAGG